ACAATATCCTGATGTTTATGAAGTTGTAGAAACAGTTGCTCACATGCAAAGTGAATCTAAGGCAAAAGTTCTAGAAGAACGTCTTAGTAAACTCCAACAGCGTGAAGTAGAAATATCACAACAAGAAGCAGAAAAAAGGTTACTAGAAAGACATCCTGATTTTGACGATGTTAGAAACAGTGATGATTTTCATACATGGGCAAAAGAACAGCCAGAGTCTATCCAAGACTGGATATACAAAAATGCTGACGATGCCGATTTAGCTAGTCGTGCAATAGATTTATTTAAGAAAGATATAGGTATGGAAGTTACTCCTAATAAGATGAAGTCATCTTCTAAAAAGACTAAGTCTGCTGCTGATATGGTATCTACTAAAACAACAAGCGTAGAACCTGCACAGCAAAAGATATGGTCTGAAAAGGAGATTGCTGCAATGAGCATGGCTGAATTTGATAAACACGAAAGTGAAATCAGTGAAGCAATGCAACAAGGCAGAATCATTAAATAACTATAAAACACAGGAGAATATCCCATGGCTCAATTTTTTGAACCCTCAACGGATACTAATGCTAACTTTGCAAACTCCGTCAGTGGACAAACTAATAGTTTTTTCCTACCTTCGATTTATTCTAAAAAGGTTTTAAACTTTTTCAGAAAATCTTCGGTAGTTGAAGCTATTACTAACACTGATTACGCTGGAGAAATATCAGCGTTTGGAGACTCTGTAAAGATTATCAAAGAGCCAGTAATTTCTGTATCAGCGTATACTAGAAATACTGACACAACTGAAACTAGACTAACTGACCAAGAAGCTTCTTTGGTAGTTGACCAAGCTAATGCTTTCAAATTCATCGTTGATGATATTGAAACTAATATGTCGCATGTTAACTTTAAAGAAGTCGCTACTTCATCAGCCGCTTATGCTCTTAAAGATGCATACGATGCTGCTGTTATAGCAGAAATGTTTGCCGGTTGTTCTGCTTCTTCACCTAATCACATTTTAGGTGCTGACAGTGACACTGATTTAGGTGCGGGAGTCTTTGATGGCTCTGGTGCTGCTGACTTAGGTCCGTCTGAGACTGACCCTTTAGACTTAATGGCTAGAATGGCTAGATTATTAGACGAACAAAATGTACCTGAAGAAGGTAGATGGTTCGTTGCTAGTCCTGACTTCTATGAAGTACTAGGTCAATCATCTTCTAAATTGTTGTCTGTAGACTTCAACGCAGGTCAAGGCTCAATCAGAAATGGTTTAGTATCAAGTGGTAAACTTCGTGGATTTGACATGTACAAATCAAACAACATTGCTGCAACATCTAATGCTGCTGGTAAATGTTTGGCTGGACATATCTCATCTACAGCTACTGCACAAACTATTCTTTCAACAGAAGTGTTGAGAGACCCAACTTCGTTTGGTGACATAGTTCGTGGATTGCATGTATACGGAGCTAACGTCTTAAGAGACGAAGCTTTAGTTTCTGCATTCTATGGTATTGACTAATACTAAATTTGGGGAGGTCTTCGGACCTCTCCTTTTTATAATAAGGAGTAAAAAAATGTACGGAAAAGAAAAAAAGAAAAAAATGATGGATGGCGGAATGGCTAAAAAGAAAATGATGTATGGCGGTAGAGCTAATTACAACACAGGCGGTTCAGCAAAATCAACTCAGCCAGAATATAAAAGTGGCGAAATGCATAAATGTATGCCTAATTAATCATGAAAGGCGTAAAACATTATAAAAGAGATGGAACAGAATATAAAGGCAATACTCATAAAATGCCTAATGGAGATTTACATACAAATAAATCTCACACTAAAACAAGTGTAAAACTTTTTCATTTTAAAGATTTAAGTAAAAAAGCTAAATTAAAAGCTAAAGGTAAAGGTAAAAAGTAGTGGCAACAACTTATTTAGATTTAACTAACGAAATATTAAGAGAACTAAACGAAGTTCCTTTAACATCTACAAACTTCGCAAGTGCTGTAGGCTTACAACAATTTGTTAAAGATTCTATAAATAAATCTATATTTGATATTGCAAACGAAGAACCACAACTACCATTCTTTTCAGCAGGACTAAGTGGAGCAACAGACCCTTTCTATGGAAATACAACTGTAGCTTCAGTAGCTGGACAAAGATGGTATACTTTAAAAGATGGCAGTTCTAGTTTAACTACAGACTTTGCATCTATTGATTGGGATGACTTTTACATTACGACAATAAATGTATCAGGTGAAACAGCTCCGTTTGTTTCTAATGGGTTGAAACATATTAACCTTGAAGAGTGGCGAAGATTTTTAAGAGATTCTGAAAATGCTGATGATGCAAATACTCAAGCTTATGGTGAACCTAAATATGTATTTAAATCCCCAGACAGTAGAAAGTTTGGGTTAAGTCCAATACCAGACAAAGTTTATAACATACATTTTTATGCTTTTAATAGACCAACAGCATTAAGTGCTTTTGGTGATGAAATAGTTTTTCCCGAACAATACAGTAATGTAATTACAGCTAGAGTTAGATACTATGTGTGGCAATTTAAAGAAAGTCCACAACAAGCTGCATTTGCCTTAGAAGATTACAAAAAATCATTAAAACACATGAAGTCAAGTTTAATTAATCCTACCCCTAGAGAAATGGTAGATGACAGACTTTATTACTAGGAGATATAAATGACAACTAAAATACCTGCAGAATTATCAAGCACCCCCGGAATAACTGACAGTAGTAATGCAACGGCTATTACTATTGATAGTAGTGAAAATATTACTATTGTAGGAAGTTTTACAATAGATACAGGAGCTAATGGAGTACCAACAATAAATTTATCACATTCAAATGCTAATGCAGATAACTTTAGAATACAGAGTGGTATTTCAGGAGTAGGTAATTCAGGAATGAGTATTCGTGATGTAGATGCTTCTGCTAATCGTTTAACAATAGATTCTTCTGGAAATGTAAGTGTCGTGGGAGGTAATTTAGTTATTGGTACTTCTGGAAAAGGTATAGATTTTAGTGCTACAGGACAGCCCGGAGGAGGTACAGTTACTGTAGAAAGTGAGGTACTTGATGATTATGAAGAAGGTACTTGGACTCCTACATTTGCAGGTGTTGCAACCACACAAACTTATGGAGCAACTTATATAAAAATTGGTAGGCAAGTTATAGCTGAGTGCTATCTAGCTGGTAATACACAAAACAACACTAATCAATTTCAATTAGGTGGTTTACCGTACACCGCATCTAATCAAAATAATTACGGTGGCGGGAGTATTGGATATGTTGGAGCAAGAGATTTATCAGATTTTGCAAACCCTATAATTGCTCCTAATACAAATTATGCATATTTTCATTACATAGATGGAAGTCAATCTGGTAGTAATGTAACTAATAATATTATTTGGGCTAGAGAAAACAACAACTTATTATTTTTAGCACAGTTTATATACAGGACAGCGAGTTAATTTTAAACAATAAAAAGGTAAAAATTATGGCAATAACAAAAGAAACAGTAGTAGATAAAATTGAAGTGCTAGAAATAGGTTCAATACAAGTTAGAACTGCTACTAAAATAGTAGAAGATAATAATGAACTTAATCGTTCTTTTCATAGACATGTCTTAGTACCAAGCGTTAAAAATGGTGACACTTGGGAAGACACTGACATATCTGGTGAAGATGCAAAGGTTCAAGCTATTTGTAATGCTGTCTGGACTGATGAAGTCAAAACAGCTTATCAAGAAATGATGGATGCTCAAAATACTTTAGGAGACTAGTATGGCACTAACAAAAATTTCAAGAGGTTTATTAAGCACAGGAGTTTCTGATAGCTCTGATGCAACGGCTATAACTATAACAAGTGATGAAGAAGTTGGAATAGGCACTACAAGCCCTGCTAAAAAATTAAATGCAGTAGATTCTGCGGCATTACAGGCTCAATTTAGTGGTTATTCTCATGCTTCAGCAGCAAATAATGCAAGAGCAGCATCAGGCTCAATTAGGTTAGGTAATGGTGCAGGAACAACAGGATTATTGCTTGATTACACAGACCAAGGACAAACTGTAGGATTAATTAAAAATGAATATATTGCAGATGCAGCTTCTGAATTAAGATTGCAGAGTCCATTTTTAAGTTTTTATACAGGCACAAGTGCTTCAGAAGCAATGCGAATTGATGCTTCTGGACATTTGTTAGTGGGTACTACTTCTGCTGTAGCAAATTCAAGATTAAGGGTTGTAAGTTCTGGTAGTAGTTCTTCTCAATATACTTGTGAAATGGGTTCTGCTGATGGTGCAACACAGCTTTTAATAAGAAGTGATGGTGCAATTAGTCTTGGTATGGATAGTGCTTCGCCTTATAACAATACAACAGGCACTGGTGCTAATGCAGTTTTATTAAGCAACGGATATTTAACACGTTCAACTTCTTCACTAAGATATAAAAAAGATATAGCTGATGCAACTTGGGGGTTAACCGAAGTAAAACAACTTAGACCAGTTACTTTTAAAAGTAATACTACTGGAGAGTTTGCTGATGATAAAACGTATGGTGGTTTGATTGCAGAAGAAGTACATGCTTTAGGTCTTACAGAATTTGTTGAGTACAATGATGATGACGAACCTGATGCTTTGCATTATGGCAATATGGTTTCTTTATTAACCAAAGCAATACAAGAACTATCAGCAAAAGTAGAGGAACTAGAAAGTAAAATAGATGGCTAGAAGTCAACCATATACCGTAGCATGTGCAGGAGGTCTAGTTACCTCATCAAATGCTATTGACTTACTTAAAACTCCCGGTGTAGCAACTGAGTTAAAAAACTTTGAAGTTTCTACCAAGGGTGGCTATAGACGTATTAATGGCTTTACAAAATTTGGTGCAGGTAGTGCAGTACAGCCTACTGGAGGTACAGCAACTATCTTAGGTGCGATACCTTATGCAGATGGTGTAATTGTTTGTGCAGGTACAAGTATTTATTTTAGTCAAACTGGTACAAGTTGGTTAGAAATAAATAGAGCTAGTGTAGCTGGTAGTGGTGATGACCACACAGCTTTTACAGGTCGTAGTGTAGCTGCTAGAACTGGACAAGGGCAATGTCAATTTGCTTTATTTGAAAGTGCTACTTCAGATTATGGTACATTAATTATTTCTGATGGAGCTAACGAACCTTTCTTTTTTAGAATGGAAGGTACAGGTGCTAATGTAAACACTAGAACTTTTTTTGCTGGTGAAATAACAGTAACAGGTACAAAATCTGTTGAGTATGTAACAGTACATGATAAACATTTAATAGCTGCTGGAGTTGAAGATAATTTAAATACTATATTTTATAGTTCAACTTTAGACCCATTATCTTTTTCAGGTTCTGGTTCTGGCTCGATTGCATTAGAAGACCAGATAAAAGGTATTAAAAGTTTCCGTAATGAATTATTTATATTTTGTGAAAACTCAATATTTAAACTACAAAATATAAACAATTCTAGTACAGTTGCTGTAATACCAGTTACTAAAAACGTAGGTTGTTTAAGTGGTCATAGTATTCAAGAGATTGCTGGTGACTTAATATTTTTAGCACCAGATGGTTTAAGAACTGTAGCTGGTACAGCAAGAATTGGAGATGTGGAGTTAGGAACTGTTAGTAGTAGGATACAAAATATTGTAAGTGACTTAGCTGAAACTATAAATCTTTATACAATAAGCAGTGTAGTACTTAGAGAAAAATCACAATATAGATTATTCTACACAAATACTGGAGCTGCTGATAGTACTCAAAGAGGTATTATTGGAACACTAAGACCTAACGGATTTGAATGGTCCGAGACTAGAGGTTTAGAAGTTACAGCTATAGGTTCTGGTTTTGATAGTACTGGTATTGAACAATATTATCATGGCGATACTAATGGTAATATTTACAAACATGATACTGGTGATGACTTTAATGGCACTGCTATCTTAGCAAGATATACTACACCAAATTATGATTATGGTGATTTAGGAACTTTAAAAACTTTACACTATCTTAGAGTTTCTATGGCAACAGAAGGAATTGTAGAACCTGATGTACAAATTAAATTTGATTATAATAGTTCAGATGTACAACAGCCTACAGATTTATTTGATTTAGGAATAGTAAATCCACCTTCATTATTTGGCGATGCAGTATTTAATACCAATAAATTTGCTGGACAAAATAATCCAATGATAAGAGTACCTTTGCAGGGCAGTGGTACAAGTAATAATTTTACAGTTATTAGTAACGATACTAAACCTAGCTACACAGTTAACGGACTTTATGTAGACTTTATACCTTCAGGCAGGAGATAATTATGGCACAAACATACACAAGACAAAGTACATTTGCAGATGGAGATACTATTACTGCTGCTTTGTTTAATGATGAATATAATCAGTTAGTAAATGCTTTCGCTTACTCTTCAAGTAGTGCAAGTTCTACTGGACACAGACACGATGGTACTGCTGGACAAGGTGGTAATATTCATACTATTGGTGATTTAGATTTTTTAAATAAAATAGTTGTAGACAGTACAAATAATAGATGGGGATTTTATGTAGAAGTTTCTTCTTCTGCAGTTGAACAGCTAAGATTACAAGACGGTGCTTTACTTCCAGTTACTGATAGTGATGTTGATTTAGGAACAAGTTCATTATATTTTAAAGATGCTTATATAGATTCAATTACAACTACAGGTAATGTTGCAGTAG